AAGGTCATGAGCGCTGCGGCAGGACGGTAGTTCTCATAGGATGGGGCCTAGCAATAGGCCCCTACCGACTTATAGACGTTCCCCAGAGTGCCGTGGGGACAACACGATAGTACCCAGACTGAACTCCGTTTCGGAGACGTTGGCTGGGACGGGCACAATCAGCGGGGAGGGGGCCGTACTAAGGCTTGCGCCTCCCCGCCTCAAACTTTTGAAGGGGAGGACACACGATGCACACCGCAGGGGACAAGGTTTTTTGGCAAGGACTAACTTGGAAAGTAAAGTATGTGTTGGGGGACAAGTTGAAGCTACAGCCTTGTCCAACTCCTCGTGGCTACTCAAATGCATTGGATAAAACAGTGTTGGACAGTGCTGTTGCTGAGGTGCCTGTAGAAACTCCTAAGGTGTTAATGACGCCTGAGGAAAAAGCCGTAGCCAAAGAAAAGTCGATTAGTGAAAGAGAGCAAGCCAAAGATAAAGAGGTCTTAGCTTCCAAAGCTGCGGTGGAAATGTCTGACTTTCTCCTCCACAACAACGCTACAGTTTCTCCTGCATGCTACCATCAAGTCAGTCTGCCGGGAAAAGTTTCTGGTACTTGGCCAGAGGTGGAGAGAGCACTGGATCGCCACGCCATTAGCAAAGACTTCTTGGAGAGAAGAGGGCTTCTCCATGATGATAGTGCCAAAGCTGGGAAGAGAAAGGAAGGACGACACCCTGCAGAGCGTGCTAAATTCACTATTACCTTCAGTACAAAAAGTATGCCACCTGAGTTGAAAGAAAGGTTGGAATCTGAATGCAGTGTATATGTTAACGTCCGAGAATCTTTGAAAGATAAGGCCACAATAGATGGGTCTGCTTTCTGGTTCTTTCATGTCAAAAGACGCATTGACCTTGCTGGCAACTCTATAGTACAATAATTTTGCGGTCGGAGAGCCTTCGGGCTTAAATACATCTAGATGCATCTAGAGGAAGCCTTCGGGTCCACCTCATGGATGTGCGGTGCGAAACCGACCCGACCGCTCCAAATTTTAAGAAGGGAGGAAATTTTTCTGGAACTAAAATCTTTGTTCGTAGAATTGTCAGCTCCAGAAGAATATGGGGAGATTAAAGCCTTTGTAGAAAAGTGGCACTATACCCATGCAGTAACTGGAGTGACCCCTTCACATTGTTTCAAGATAATCTACCGACCAGCCATGCCTTACCCAGAATATAAAGTTTGCGTTTGGCCTCGTGAGGGAGTGATGATGGTCGGCGCAGCTATCTTCGGCATACCCGGGCAACTGCAGACCCTCAAGTTGTACTCAGAACATGGCAAGTACAAAACCGTGGAACTGCGTAGACTGGTACTTCTGGATGCGGCTCCAAGGAACAGTGAAAGCCGAAGTATTTCTTTTATGCTTCAACTTTTGAAGTCTAGTGTAGACCGTGTAATCAGCTACGCCGACCCCAATGAAAGACGACCTGACCACCCTGACGGATGTCACACAGGCTTAATCTATCGTGCTAGCGGATTTCACCGTCTAGAGGAAAAGCCAAAAACAAAAGCAATATGGTGGGACTACACGAAAGGGCCGAGACCGACTTGGTGGACCAAAGAAAGGTATGCGGTCAGAAACATTGATCAGTATATCAATTATAGAGAGGAGCCTGAGGGTTGGAAAAGTATACCAGAAAAAGAAAAACTTTTGAGGTTTGAGAAAGAGCAATTGTATGGTAAGAGCAAACCTGTATACATCATCAAACGCAATGCACACCTCACAAGAATATCAAAGAGGTTAAGAGCCGCCCTAGACGGAGGTAAAGCAGGATATCGTTCAGAAAAGGCCAAAATTATTTATGTGAAGGATCTGAGAGTAGGGATGCAGTACTTTGAAACTCCAACAAAGACCAAAGAGGAGACCGAAGAAATGAAGAAAATAAAGCCAGAGCAAAAGACGGAAACTCTGAAACTCCACAGTGAAGGAAAGACTCACAAGGAAATCTCTGAAAAAGTGGGCATCAGCACCCAGTCAATAGCCAAAATAGTAAAGCCACAACAAAAAAAACCAACCAGCACAGTCAGTGATAGGGACTTAGATGGCTATTCCAAGCTGCGGCAAGCGATTGCCAAGTCCAAAAGGTCATTCCCTGAATTTTATGAATGAACATCAAGTAATCATAGGGGAAGCCGTAGCTGGGCAGTCGGCTTCCCTCAGGAAACGCATGCAGACGCTGGCTGCAGACCTAAAGCTGCATACGTTCGATCTAGCGGAAGCCCTAGTAGAAGCTCAGGATTCTCACTGCTACCTAGAGTGGGGCTTCGAATCCCAAGTGGATTACGCATGGCGGGAACTGGGCATCAAGCCGCGCAGGGCTCAATACCTCTCCAAGATAGTCAGGGTCTGCCGAGAGTGCGGAGTGGCTCGCAAAGATTATGAGCCCATCGGTGATACAAAGCTAAGGGAGATCACCAGACTAGCTCCCAAGAGCACTTTCTTTAACACTGAGACCAAGATTCATGAGCCCATGGTGGACCACATTGTGCGCGTGATAGCTGAGGCCCCAGAGAATAGCCTGCAAGAGATCACAAAAGAGGTAGCTCGTCTGATGGGTATGGATGGCATGAATGCCATGCTCACTAGGTCCTACAGGGCCTCACGCAGTGCATACGAGTACACAGTCAAGCCAGCCTTGGAAGCCATGCGCAAACTGCTGGGCAGCAAGGGGAGGGACGGCACCGGGGCAGCGCTGGAGTATTCGGACGGAACGTGCTTGGAGTATATATGTCGGGAATTTCTTAACGATCCCAATAACTTCCTTGAAGAAAATGACTGCAGTAAAGACCAAATCGAGGTACCACATGAGGATCATCAACCTGACACAGGGCTACAAGTGCCGAGTGAGCAACAGGGACTTCAAAAAGATATCACAATTTAAGTGGCATGCAGAGATACGCCGTAAAAAGGACGGTACCATATACACTGTCTATGCTGCACACACGTTCCACGGAGAGGTAGGCAAACCCGTTGTACGCATGCACCGTTTTATTCTCGGCATTTACAATTCAGAACTTGATGTAGACCACAAAGACAACGACGGGCTCAATAATCAGCGCAGCAATCTCAGAATCACCAAGGGACAGAATACGCATAACTCTAGGTTGCGAGCAGACAACACATCTGGGTTCAAAGGTGTGAGTCTGTACAAGCCTACGGGGAAATGGAGAGCTGGCATAACCTTTGAAGGCAGAGCTATAAACTTGGGATACTTCCCAACTCCCGAAGCTGCAGCTAAAAGGTACGATCAACAAGCTCTCTATTTCTTTGGGATGTTTGCATTAACAAACGCATCACTTGGACTTCTAGGAGGAATTCGACATGTTTGAATCACAGGAACACCCGTTAGCATGGATCTCCCGCAGAACTTATCGTACGCACTTCTTGGATCGTCAGGCATCACAATCTGACACCAAGAATAACACCCCATTGCTCTACGATGGCTCAGCGCAAGCTAGGGAAATCCTTAGTGATGCTATGGTTCCTATTTTTGAGGACCCTAAGGGCAAAGATTGGCGTGCCATGGGTATCCTAGGGAATGCTCTGGACTATATGAAAGGCCGAGATGTGCAAGACCGATTTTCGTACACTGCGGACTTCTTCGGGCCGACTGCAGAGGAGTGGGCTCGGCAGATGGCCGAAGAGACTGAACCTGAGAAGCCCACGCTGGTGCAGATCACACCTCTGACCTTCCCAGACAGACTTTGCGCCCCGGTGAAAGAAGCTCAGGAATTCGAAGCCTCAGATAAAGTGTTTGACCCTGAGCTTGATGGCATACGATACGAAGATGAGATACGATACGAAGATGAGATACGATACGAAGATGAGAACGGAAAACTGTTCAAGTATAACAACGCAACGAACGCGTGGGACATCCCACTTGAAGTGGCTGATCTGCTAGCAGACAATCAACTGGACTACATACGCCCAGCCACAGCTGATGAAGTAGCTGAGGTGCATACCAACTCAGAAGCTGAGCCTTGGGCTACTGCCGATGGAACTGCTGAGGACTACCCAGAATGGAACCCAAACAGTGAGCCTAAGACTACCTCGTAATGAGTACAAGGCTCTTTGTAGAAGGGTCCTAGAGCGTGACGGTTGGAGGTGTCGTAATCCGAGATGTGGTATGAGGAGTGGTCTGCACATACACCATATCCTTTATAGAAGTGAGCACGGCCCCGATGAAAGCTGGAATCTTGTGGCCATATGCCACGAGTGCCATGAAGAGGTTCATGCGTATCGGCTATTCATCGGGGTCGCTGAGGGGAACCATGTTGGACCCGGAGGTGGGGCCGACGGAAAGTTGATATTCACATGCTAATAATTTTGGCCCATAACACTACCGGCACCAAAGAAGACGGAACTTCTGATTACAATGTTGAAGCTCGGGTAAACGACCGCATCATTGCCAAGCTGCAGGTGAAGGGTCACGTACGCGATGCTGGGGCTGCTGAGCTGTTACGAAAGATAGCCGATGAATGGGACCACGGAAAAGGCTACCGTGCCCCGTCCACGCAAGACCAAAAATTTTCTGGAGGAGACCAATGAGTTTGCTAGATTTCCAAAACAGTCTTGCCGTTACTCTTTACGGCATGACCAAGAATGAGGCACATGCCAAAGGCGTATGTATCAGCTGCAAGAAAACCCCTGTGTTTACCTCTAAGCTGGGGCCAAAGGAATACCAAATCTCAGGCTTGTGTGATCCCTGCTGGGATGCAATGTTTGACGGAGGAGAACCCAATGAAAGCTAAGCGTACACTTGAAGAAGCCCTAGGAGGCACTGGGATTTTCGCTGAGAATCTTCCCCTGCCAGACGGAGTTGGCCGCATGACTGACCCCGAGTTCAACAGTGATCTAGCGATAAAGACCATCGAGTATGATCCGCACACTGGCATACCCAACAGCCAACGGGCTATTAACCAAGCTCAGATCGAGGGGCTGGAGGCAATCTACCCACAGCACAATGAGCTGCAGATCGACATTGACAACGAACACAGCTATATGCTGCTCATGAACCAACTGCACATTGTGAACAAATTCATAGGGTTTTACAATTACAAGGAGACGCCTTCTAAGAGTGGTGCGCCATTTAAGAAACACATCACTCTGACATTCGGATACGGTGTTACGTTCACCGACCTTGAACGTGTCGGCCTACAGGCTATGCTAGGCTCAGACCGAGTGCGTGAACTGCTGAGCTATGTACAGGCTCAGGCTGGTGACCCGCATCCTACGCTGTTCCTTGAAAAGTCGTCGGCACCCAAGCTGTTGACCGAGGGAACGGATCACTCACGTACGCTTCCCAGTCTTCTCCAATTACACCTAGATCAACGCGAGGGCTATGACATGGGGCAAGCCGACTTGGAACGAACGAATGGAGGCCTATGATAATCCCAGAGCTAACAGAGAGCCAAGTGAAGCTACTCTATGATGTCTCTAACATCTCGGAGATGCGCGTCTTCTCCCAGTCCTCCCCAATCCCCACTGACCCCTTGCAGGAAAGCCTAGAAGCCCTGCAAGGGGCTAAGGATGTGGAGTATCTAATCAGCTTAGGGCTCATCAAGAATATCTCAGAAAGCAACGCGGAAGGACTGGAAAAGCTTTTGAAAGAAACAGGGCGCGTCTGTCAAGTCTTCGAGGTGCTCCCCTACACTATGAAGATGTTCCATCTACCCGCATCGCCCGAGATCAATTAAGGAGATCGCAATATGAAAACGCTTGATGAAGTAATGTCTATCTTCCCCAACACCTACCGTGCCTTGTGGAAACAACACACAAACGGTAATGGTTGGGTGTACCGCACCGCATATGTTAGTGACTCGTCTTACATCGAAGGCCTGGTGTACGGCTATGCTCAGGTGTACGGCAATGCTCGGGTGTACGGCAATGCTCAGGTGTACGGCAATGCTCAGGTGTACGGCAATGCTCAGGTGTACGGCGATGCTCAGGTGTACGGCTATGCTTGGGTGTACGGCAAGGCTCGGGTGAACGGCTATGCTCGGGTGTACGGCGATGCTCAGGTGTACGGCAATGCTCAGGTGTACGACTATGCTCAGGTGTACGGCAATGCTCAGGTGTACGGCAATGCTCAGGTGTACGGCAATGCTAAGGTGAACGGCAATGCTCGGGTGTACGGCAATGCTCCGGTGTACGGCAATGCTCAGGTGTACGGCAATGCTCGGGTGTACGGCAATGCTCAGGTGTACGGCGATGCTCAGGTGTACGGCTATGCTTGGGTGTACGGCGATGCTCGGGTGTACGGCTATGCTTGGGTGTACGGCGATGCTTTGGTGTACGGCGATGCTCAGGTGTACGGCTATGCTTGGGTGTACGGCAAGGCTCAGGTGTACGGCGATGCTTGGACTGAGTCCCCATTGTACATTCAAGGAACTAAACACTCCTTAACACTCTGTTCTCACACCCAAATAGCAATTGGTTGTCATGTTCACTCAATAGCTGAATGGAAAAAACATTATAAAGCTATAGGACGTAAGGAGGGTTACACACCGGCCCAAATCAAGGAATACGGCACTTACATAACGTTGTTGTCCGCTACTGCTAAACGTCTAACCCAAGAAAAGGAGATCGCAAATGTGGATTGATAGGTTAGGCCAACGCCGACACAATGACGAGGATTACGATTCCGTAGAAGCGGACATCAAGAGAAGGTACGCACCTGAGCCACTTGTGTACTGCACCAAATGCCATTTACCAATAGCCGCCAAGTGGGGCATCACGCAACACAAAGTCTGCCCAGAAACCACATCGAACCAAGACGGACGATAAGGAGACCTAATGTATACCAAGACGAAGATCCACAGAGGTAAGCTGGCCGAGTGCAAGCTGTGCATGCAAAAGATGGCCGCGCAGGACCCCGCTTTTGCAGCCGCGTTCGCTAAGGCAGCTGCTGCGGAGAAACCACGGAGGGGAAGATGAAGCGCTACTCTGTAGGCATGGCTTGTGGTTATAAACAACTGGAACTACTTCTGAATGAGCTTCTCTTCGAAGGTTATGTTATTAAGTTCATCACGCAAAGCGAAGGATCTAACGAGACGATCTACACCGTCGTAACATTGAAAGGATAGTGCATGAATATTCCCATACCAGAGAACTTGCGGCACTCAAAGGCCGTCAAGTTTGTAACGGAGCAAGGTTGGAACTGGAAACCTGCTTCTGGGGAGCAGATCAATATAGAGGTCTGCCCGTATTGCAAAAGTACGGAGTGGAAATTCTTCATGGGATCTGGGGACCCTAACGACCCTAAGAGCACCCGCGATGGCCTGCACTTCTGTCATCGCGGCAGCTGCGGTAAGCAAGGCAACCTCCGCACACTCGCAGAGCACCTTGGCATTCGCATAGCTAACGTAGACAGTAGGAAAGAATGGGCCGGTGGCAATGACAAGCCAGATGAGCTGCCGAACGTTGAGGTGTGCCACGCTACGTTGCTTGGTGACGCTGACGCTATGGACTATCTCTTGAACGTACGAGGGTTCACACAGGAGATCATCGACCGACAGAAGCTCGGTCTGAAAGAGAAGGTGTGGTTTCGTGAAGCTGGAGAATCAAGAGCACTTGTCATCCCGTACCTTGTGGGAGGAAACGTTGTCTTCGCTAAATTTAGAACCCTCCCGCCAAAACCGAAAGATTTTGTTACTCCTACTGGGTGGGAAGCTCCGCTCTATAACGGAGAAATCCTACGCGAGGGACTTACAGAAGTTATCTTTGTTGAAGGTGAAACCAACACTATTTGCCTGATGAACTACGGAGTTGAGAATGTCGTAGGGGTCCCCGGAGCCAACGTCAAGAAGGCCGCGTGGATCGACACTATTGACAAGCTGCAACCCAAAATCTTCATCCTGTATGATCAGGACAAAGTAGGAAAGAAAGGCTCGCAAGAGCTGGCCTCACGTATTGGTGTTGAGAAGTGCCTCAAGATGATCTTGCCCGTATTCACTGTCACTGTCCCTGAAAATCAGTGCAAGCTGTGCGATGAGCACGGCATCACCGAGGGGCGCAAGTACGACGCTCAGGGACGCATAGCAAATCCAAGGGAATGCACACACACACGGGAGGGCAAAGATATCAATGAGTGGTTCCGCTGGGGTGGTGGCACACTAGCACTATTCGAGAAGATGAAGGAATCGGCTGGTCTCTTTGACGTGACTGGTGTGACCTCATCTACCGACGCTTTGACACAACTCGAAGAGGAGCTGAGTGGTAAGGTGGATCTAGCTCCGACGTACACCTTCCAATGGCCAGAGGTAAACAGACTGATTGGTATGGAAGACGGAGACGTGCTAGACATCGTGGCCCCAGAGAAGGTGGGAAAGACAACCTTAGGCATGAATATCATGGACCACATGGTAGCAACGTATGGCGAGGACGGCCTGATCGTGTGCTTGGAAATGACTCAGGCAAGACTGGCACGCAAGTGGGTCGCCCTCGTCACAGGGTTTGAAGATATCATGACGGAGACTGGGACTGCTGAGTCCAAAGCTAAGTTGGAGGAACTGAAAGCCTGCTGCGTAACAGCACGGTCTATCCAACAAAGCCGTGGTGCAGATCTATACTTCGCTTACCCCATAGGTTGGCAGGATGATCCCGAGTCAGTTTTCAAGTTGATCAGGGATTGCATCAGACGCTACGGTGTAAAGTGGGTGATGTTCGACAACCTGCAAAAGTTTGTGGATGAATCTCTGAAGAGTAAAGACCGCACCCTCTGCCTGTCACAGTTCTCTAAAAAATTCGCTACGATTGCCAAAGATTACCGCATCAAAATGATCCGCATCCTGCAGCCGAAACGCATTGCTCCCGGGGCAACCATCTCTACCAATGACGTTGACGGAAGCTCACAGGTGGCTAAGGATTGTGACGCTATGATGACCGCATGGAGGGCAGTCGTAGGTGAGTTGAAGAAGTCCGAATGGGAGACTCAGAAAGAAGGTTTCCAAGAAAGCGAGGAGTCATTTGAACCTATCATGAAGCTAACAGTTGGTCTCTCCCGGTATTCAACTGGAGGTTCTACCAGTCTCTTCTATGACGGTGCGCGGTCACAAGTTCGCTCACTGACGGATGAGAAGAAGGCTTCTATGAAGAATACCTCGACCACCAATGCTTCAGAGATCATCATGGAAAACGGTACCACAGTACCAGTCATCCCCACTGAAGTTGCACCCACCTACGCTATCGCTAGCGAGAGTGATCCAAGCATTACAATCTAAAAAGGAGATTCTATGAAACCGTTCAATTTGCAAGAAGCACTTGCGGGTAAGCCAGTGGTGACCAGAAACGGAAAAGAAGTCACCGGCTTCACTAAGTTCGCAGACTTAAAGGAACCGTTCAAATACGCTGCCATCCTCGCTGGTGAGATTTACACATTCACAGCCGAGGGAAAATTTCTCTCTAGCAAAGCAGATAATCCTCATGACCTCGTCATGGTGGTCGAGAAGCACCAAGTGTTCATCAACATCTACCCTGATACTACCTACACATGTTCTGTAAAGAACCGTGCGGTAAACTACGGCTACACTACGGGAGTCAACCTGTTCCTCACGCGTGCAGAGGCTGACAGAGAACAGGCTTCAAGTATGACGAGACTAGCAGTCGCTGTGGCTGAGTGGGAGGAATAATGATTCAGGTGAAGGTTTGGGAGAAGGCAATTGACACTGTGGATATTGAGGGGGATGCTGGAGACATCCTAGCTCCTCTGAAGCGTGTGGGTATGCAGTATGCAATGCGTGCAGCGGAGCTTGAAGCTATGCGTAAGCCAGAGTATGCTGCGTACTATCACGAGCAGGCTCAGAACATCGACGAACTAATCAACCAATAAGGAGGACCATGGAACCCATTGTATTTGTACCAATGCCAAAAATCCCTCGGCTGACACGGGACTGCACGATCACCGAGAAGATTGATGGCGCTAACGCTAGCATATACATCGGTGAAGCCGGAGAGTTCCTTATCGGCAGTCGCACTCGGTGGATCACACCGCTGGACGACAATCACGGCTTCGCTCGCTGGGCATACGAGCACAAAGAAGATTTACTGAAGCTTGGACCCGGGCATCACTTCGGTGAATGGTGGGGCCTTGGCATCCAACGCGCATACGGGCAGGATCACAAAAGGTTCTCCCTGTTCAACACGTTCAAGTGGAAGGATGATGCGGTGCGGCCTACGTGCTGTGATGTTGTCCCTGTGTTGTGTGAGTGCACATTCGATACAGAAACTATCTCACGTCCGTTGGTGAATCTAAGAGTATTAGGTAGCAAAGCTGCCCCCGGGTTCATGAATCCCGAAGGCCTCATGATCTACCATCACGCAGCCAAGCAATATTTCAAGAAGACCATCCTGAAGGATGAGAAAGGAAAAGGAGAATGATACTCGCAGCAAACTTGTTTATCGCAGCAGCTTTTCTACTCGGCGCTGCTTTATTGATCGTGGACATACGCAAGAAGAAACACCTTTATCAAAAAGAAGACCCCTTGCTGAAGCTTATCAAGGAGGAGCCAGTTCTTTGCTATCCAGAGACGGCCCCAGAGTACCAAGAAGATGAAGGGGACATCATAGCAGCCGCACTGAAAGCTGCAGATCACCTCGAAGAAACCATGCCAGTCACCTGTGCTTTAGTCAGGATGCTGGCTGCGGATTACAACACGGCACCAGAACCTAAAAACTCAAAGGAGAACCACATGTTCAATACCACGCGAGAAGCAGTAGAGCACTTCGTCACCAACCTAGCGACAAAGCTCCCCGGAGCGGATCGCGCCTTCACTGCCCAGCAACTTGAGCGGTTTGTGTATGACAACATCTACCCCAATGTTCCCAGCGGCGCTAACACAATCCTCCGTGCATTGCGTGAGCTGCGTATTCTGAACAAACTCGACTATGTTGTCCTGAACCGAGGCAAACAGCTATATAAGGCTGTGCCGGTCAGCTACGAAGGCTTCGGAGCCCCCGCTATACAGGACTAACAATGGCACAGACCCCAGAGCAACGCCGAGATTCCGCCAAACGGGCTCGGCTGATGCTTTTGTATCGCATCACACCAGAAGAGCAAGCTGCTGTAGAGCAGTTTCAGAAAGAAGCTTATGCAGACTATGGCAGCTTGCTTACGAAGGGTGACCCGAACGAGACCGCTTTGCTGTTCAACGATCACGACCACACTACAGGTCTTTATCGTGGTCGCCTAGCCTACCTGATCAACAAAGCTCTAGGCGTACTCGAAGGTGCCTACAAAGAGCGCACCCCTGAAATTCTGTACGCACTCGCCTATTACTTGGAGCACCCTCCAGCACCTATTGCAATTGGAGATCACTACGGTCTGATCGGCAGAGCAAAAGTGAAAAAGCACATGGTCTATGGCTCCCCAAACGGGCCAATAAAGCCCGAGAAGAAAGCAGGTAAAAAATCATGAGTGGTAGTAGCTTCGACCAAAAGAACGAACTTCAGGAATACGAAGATATATTTCTGAATGTTATGGCGCTTTACAGTGCCCTGAAGAATGCACCAAGACCTCGGTCGATACAGCGAGCCGAGTTGAACCAATCCGGGGAAGTAAAATGTGAGGGTCTAGACTTCTGCTGCGATGTTGAGATGAAAGCCAAGCGTATCCTCAACCCTATTCAGTATCGCCTTGTTCTGAGGTACGCCTTAGAGGACCGCTACGCTTCTGTACCTAAGAAGCTGCAGCAAGCCCTAGGAGCCGTCTTTATGAACAGCAACCTGAACTTCGACGGAGACTACAAGGTGCTGTACTTCAGAGCCAAGAACAACCAACTGCAGGACCGAGTAGAGATGAACATCCAACAGTTCCCAGAGGGAACAGAGGAGGTTGAATAATGAGCCCGGAGGAAACCAATGACACTGCAACTAATGGTGCAGCACCCAGTGCTGACAGTAGTGATTCTAGCCATGGTACTATCGTGGACCTATCACATAACAAGGTATTAACCACTGCGGACCTAGGGGCATCCAAGCCGGTCCCCAAGCCACCCCAGCCCAAAGCGCAGCCTGTGAAGTTTCCCACCGTGGTTGCCTGTGAGCACACGATTGACCCCCGGCACTTCCCGACGCAAGCTAACTGTCAGGACTGTTGGGACGCTTTTTTTGAATACAACACAGGGGCCTTAGCCTCTGTGCATCAGCTACTTCTGACGGGCGGCACTCAAGCTGTGGTTGCTATCCATGGCAAGAAGTTTACCAAATACTTCGGCATCTATTTGAAGCAGCAATTGCTGAAGATGCACCAGCAGGCTCACACTGAGCCTACGGCTTACGAGCATGGCGCAACTGGCTTGGAAGTGCCGAGCTTAGCTCAGATCGGAGAACGCTCATGAACAATAGGGAGATGAAATCCCGTGCAGCATTTCAGTTCCTTCTTTCCGCAGCGTCTCAGCAAGTAGGGGACAAGGATGTATCAAAAATTCTACAAACTGCACTCCTAGCTGTTTTAAAAGACAGGCCGTCCTCATGGCACCGAGAAGGTGAGAGATATCAGCAATGGCGTTGCTGGATTGAACTTCGAAGGGGTCGTAGCGACCGCGCTTGGACAGGTAAGAGGATCTTGTTGCTGGATTGAACTTCGAAGGGGTCGTAGCGACCGCGCTTGGACAGGTAAGAGGATCTTCAAAGGAGAATAAGTATGGCGTTTGGCAAGAAGAAGTTGACTGAGGAGCAGCAACAAGCTCCTAAGGTTGTACTCGCAGCTCCCACCACAGAGATTGCGAAGTTTGAGCGTCTGTTTGCTATCTCCAAAGCGGTAGACAAGAAGTTCTCAACGACCAACTCGATTATACGCATGAACACCAAGAACATCGTGATGGTGCCCAGCATACCCACGCTGCTGCCCACGTTCGATAACGATGTGATGAGCATTGGTGGCGTACCTAGGGGTCGCATCGTTGAAATCTTCGGTCCTGAATCAGCTGGGAAGACCACCATCACTCTGTGGCTCATAGCTCAGCTACAGGCTCTCGGGGGCCTTGCTGCCTTCGTTGACGCAGAGCATGCTCTGGATACCATGTATGCAAGTCAGCTAGGCGTCAACATTGACAAGCTGTTGATCAGTCAACCAGACCATGGGGACCAAGCATTGCACATCGTAAGAGAGCTAGTAAATTCCCAGTGCGTTGATTTGATAGTGGTAGATTCGGTTGCAGCCCTTACACCTGAAGCTGAATTGCTTGGGGACATGGGGGACAATCACGTTGGCTTGCAACCTCGAATGATGGCGCAAGCACTGCGTATTATTACCGCCGAGGCCGACAAGAACAAAACGACCGTGGTCTTCATCAATCAAATTCGTGAGAAGATCGGTGTCATGTTTGGCAATCCAGAGACAACCCCGGGAGGTCGAGCACTCAAACACTACGCTAGTGTTCGTCTTGATGTCAGACGCAAAGAGGAGATCAAGGATGGCACGGAAATAATCGGACACCAGCTCCGACTCAAGGCTGTCAAGAACAAGGTGGGCACCCCGCTGCGTGAAACCATTGTAGATCTGTACTACCCCAACACGTCACACAAAGCGGGCTTCGATGTGATCGCAGACACGATCACCTATGCCGCGAACAAAGGACTGTTCGTCATGGATGGTTTGTGGTATCAAATGGATCTCGGCAACGTGGATGAGAACAAGAAGGCACTGGGCATAGAGAAGCTTGCCTACGGCCTACCCAAACTGAAGGATCGACTGTGTGATGACGTGAAGGCTATGATCGCTGTACGCAAGAAGATCTCGGCTTTTCGCAAACTGGAGCTGGAGGCAGCAAAGAAGGTGGCTATATGAAGCCAACGAAAAGCTGCATTAGAACATATACAGGTCAGCTTTTCGATTTTGAGAATCCGGGTAACTTCAATATAGTGGATATCAGTTTTGCACTGAGTCAGATCTGTAGATTCGGTGGCCACTGTCTACGTCCTTATTCAGTGGCAGAGCACTCCGTACGAGTGAGCTACGCTTGTCCTCCAGCGTTTGCCTTATGGGGGCTCTGCCACGATATGGGGGAAGCCTATGTGGGCGATGTTTGTCGTCCTTTGAAACACCTACTGAACATGACTGCCTATCGCAACCACGAGAAGAGAACCATGGCTTCTCTTTGCGTATGGCTTGGGCTCGACTCGGAGGAGCCAGAGGAGGTAAAAGCAGCAGACAACAAATTGCTCGTCACTGAGCAACGGGACCTCATGCGAGGCTCC